CGTGGTACGACCAGAGTGGCAACAGCAATAACGCAACGCAAGCTACGTCCGCTAATCGTCCTAAGATTTATGACAGCGTTACGGGTGTGGTAGATGATAACGGGAAGTCTGCGGTTGAGTTTAACGGTTCGCACTACCTAAACAGCGGAACCACTTCAGCAACAGGCACGGCAACAAATTTTGCAGTTGCACACGTTGACGGAGGCAGCGGTAACCGAACTATATTCTACACGCCCGAGGTATTCGCTTTTCGCCGCACGTCTGACTTTGCTTTTTTGACCCAAAGCGCGCAAGTGTCGTATGCGTCTGTAAATCTTGACGATAGAAATTTGCATTATTTTGGCGCAGATAGCTTGCAAGGATTTGGCGCAATAAATGGTGGAGCAATAACCACAAACGCACAAGCCGCAGGTAGTGGTACGAAAATTGCTATTGGTACGCAATCTACCAACGGAATTCCTTTTTATGGATATATACAAGAGTGCATTTACTACGCTTCAGACGAATCCAGCAACCGCACGAACATCGAGGACAACATCGGTGGCTATTATGATATCCCACTTCCAGGGCTCTTAGACGAAAACCCAGGAGCAGCAGCAGCTTACTCTTTACGCCGTCTGAGCTCAACGTACACAGGCAGTGCCATTCAAGTACAGCGAGCAGATAACGTAGGAGGTACAACTGACATCGGCTTCGATTCTTACGGAGACTTAGATACAGCTGCCTTGACGACAGCTGCTCAGGGTAATGATATGGTGGTGGCTACGTGGTACGACCAGAGTGGCAACAGCAATAACGCAACGCAAGCTACGTCCGCTAATCGTCCTAAGATTTATGATGGTACAACGGGAGTGATGACGGAGAACGGGAAGCCGTCGGTGTATGCAGACGGCACGAAGCAAATGAGTTTGTCATCAGATATTAGCGTAACCGCTTCAGATTATTTCGTAGTAGATGTAACTCAACGTGATAGGTCAGCAGAAGCAGCAGCGGGAGGCCAGCACCACGGTTGGCAATCTTTCGGAGGTGGTGACCTGTTGATGTTTGACACTAATGCGGGTGCAATTTATTCGGCAGGGTACAAAAACCCTTCTTTTTCGTCTTCTGATTTGACTATAAAAACCTTCGATTTAGCTTCCCCCAATTTGGCTGTATATGAAAACGGGTCAAGTCACTTGACTTCGACATATGCACAGGTTACAATGCAGGGTAATATAAAATTATTTTTTACTGCAATGATTGGACACAGGAGCGAATTGATTATCTACGATTCCGACCAATCAACCAACCGCACAGGCATCGAGGACAACATTAACTTCTTCTACGATATATATTAATGAAACCGAAAGTCATCCCTATTACGCAGAAGCCTAAAGTAGAAAGCAATATCTTTACGTATTACAACATCAATAAACAAAAATGAGTAACTATCTAATCGTACCTCCCGAAGGAGGGCTTACATCTGAGGAGCGAGCAGCAGCTATCTCACGTCAGTTGTACTGTATCACCCGTCCAGAGTCTATCCAGAACCCTGACGAGGCTAACTTCAACCTATTTGGCTCTGTCATCCACCCTACTACAGGGGAGGCAGCACTGTCGATTATCCTAGATTGGCTTATCTATGTCAATGCAGCGGTAGACCTGACTGAGCTACAGCTCTTGTTTCCCCTTATGCCAGAGGCGGAGAAAGACGCGCTCACCACAACCATCACGACATCACCTACAGTGGTCTTCGATACCATCATTCCGACTGAGTGTACGGTGCGCGACCAAGCCTATATGGAAGCCAACGGATGGTTCCCGCCAGAGCCAGAAGAGGTAACTGAGGACCAAATTGGAGAAATCGTTGAATAATGGCTAAGCATACTCATACATTTACCGAGCCTGCTTTTTGGCTAGCGTATACCGACCCTCAACAACTGATTGATAACCCACGTAATAATTACGGTTATTCAATTAAAGGTGAGGTTAGTACGGGCCAGCAGTATTTGGAGATTTTTGAAAGCGAGCCAGAGATGGCAGCTTATATTGATTTGCAAGTAAATATTACGGGGTGGTATTACGAGTGTGTAAACCGTATTCCCTACCCGCCCAATCCTAACAAGTGGGAATGTCCTGAAGAAGAATAAACTGCCTAAATGTAGAGTTATGAATTATGAGGTTATCTCCATTGCAATTGGAGCGTTGGGCGGTATTATAGCAACTTGGGTCAAGTTGACAAATGAGGTGACCACAATTAAAGCAAGGTTATTTTCTTTGGAAAAACAAGAAACTAAAGTTCAGCAAAGCTTAGATTTTTTAGTCGATGGAGTAAACGATATTAAGTTGCTTCTAGCTAAGAAAGGGATTGAATGAGAGACATAAGCAATATTATCCTCCATTGTTCGGCAACGCCAGGGGGTAGAGATGTAACGGTAAATGATATAAGGAGGTGGCATCTTGCTAACGGGTGGGATGATATCGGGTATCATTTTTGTATCTACGCGGACGGTTCAATTCATCGCGGTAGGGACCTTGATAAGTCAGGCGCTCACACCTACGGACACAACAGAAACTCTATCGGCATATGCTATATAGGTGGCGTGGATAAGGATATGAATCCTACTGATACTATGACTGAGATGCAGGATATTGCGGTCATTGAGTTGGTTAAAAGTTTACGCCTTATTTTTGGAAAGTTAAGTCTTCACGGACACAACGAGTTTTCAAGTAAGTCTTGCCCTTCGTTCGATGTGCAGGATAAATACAAATTCTTAAACGAACAGATATGAATTTTTTTACAAGTTTTTGGAGTGAAATTTTGCTCGCCACAATTACAGCAGCTGGTACTATTACTGCTTTGACTGAAACAGAGAAAGACGATAAGGTCGTCAATGTATTGTCTCGTATCCTCAACGCGGTTGTAATGGGCAAGAACCGCCGCAACAAATAAGGACCTATGCCTAAGATTAGCTCATACGGAACCGTTACACCTAGCCCGTCTGATAAGATTGTGGTTAGCGATGCTAACGACTCTAACGCCACGAAGAATATTACCGTAGGCTCGCTTTCTTCGGCTACAGCCCCTACTTATTATGTCGACGCGTACTCGAATATTGAATCGATAACAACCATATCGCAGGCGGATACTTATGTAGATTTAAATGTGACGCTTTCTCAGGGGCTGGCTGACGGTTATTCAGTTTCAGGGAATTTGGTAACAAATACCAATACACCCCAGACTACCTTGCTTTCGCAGGTAACCGTAGCTATGACGTTGAGTACGGGAAACAATAACGTTGTTACAACTTTATTGTCTAATAATGGCGTTGATATAGTGGCGTCTACACAAGATTCAACTGCTCCTGGAGCGGGCGACGACTTTATTTTGACTATGACGTGTATCACAAACGTGCTTTACAATCAAGCGCTAAGGGTTCGGATAAAAAATAGCGTTGCTACAGATGTTACTTGTAAGCACATAAACTTCGTGGTTCATTCTATCTAAGTTATGCTTATTCGTAAAATCTCTGTAGGTCCCGACTATAAATCGGCGATGCATTACTTGCTGGGCCAAGAGGTTCTCGGGGGCAACTATAAAATACACCTCATCAAAGTTGAGGATAAATCAAATTCAATTCAGATATGGATAGAGCGCAGTAACGAGATAATTCTTTGGAAACATTTCTCGCATACGATGCCGCTGTCCGTAGAGTATAATATTAACTTTTAATGAGGTCACCAGACTCCTTTATAGTAAAGCCAAAAAATAGCAGCAGATACGATAACAAACGAAAGGCCGACGACGTTGAGTTTATTGTAAGTTCATCCCAAGAAGACCACAGGTTTTCTAACCGCTACGCTATCGTACAGTCCGTTCCACTTTCTTATTCAGGCCCTATCGAGCCAGGGGATACGCTTCTAGTGCATCATAACGTATTTAAGTATTATTACGATATGTATGGGGCTCAAAAAAGCGGTCGCAGCTATTTTAAGGACGACCTCTTCTTTGTGACTGACGACCAGTTCTTTCTATATAAAAAAGATGATAGATGGCGAGCGCACGGGAAGTATTGCTTTGTGGAGCCTGTAGAAGAGAAAGAATCGTGGATACGTAAGTTCTCAAAAGAAGAGCCCCTTATCGGAAGGCTTAAGTATGGAAACGACCAGCTCTTTGCCCTTGGTGTAAATGAAGGCGATGAGATATCGTTTCTTCCTGATAGCGAGTATGAGTTTACTGTAGATGGGGAAAAACTGTACCGTATGTTTACTGATAACATAACGCTGGTATTATGAACTCGAAAGAACTCAAAGAAAAGATTATCGCCGCTGGTCACAGAGCGGTTGAGCAGCTTATTAAGGTAGCTAAAGAAGATATCATAAAGCCTGACTTAGAAGACGAGCTGGCTGCCGACAGGTTAAAGAACGCAGCGGCCACCAAGAAGCTTGCTATATTCGATGCGCTAGAAATACTTAACCGTATTGAGCAAGAGAGAGAAAATTTAGATGCGCTAGCAAAGCGTGGTGATTCATCTACCAATACCAAGCAAGGCTTTGCAGAAAGACGGTCAAAATAAACTCCTTATTCACCTGAAAGACGTAGTGCCTCAAAAGGTACTGGCAAGGAAAAATAAAGCTAAAAGCTGGGAATACGGTTATAACGAAGACTATGACTTTGTCGTTATATCAAAAGACGGTACCGTAGGTGAGGTAGTAGAGATACAGGGCGTACGTATTGCGCTCCCTATGGTTTCTAACAACCCTATACAGCGGAACAAATCCAAAAAAGAACAGTACTGGCAGCCGCTAGAATACCCCAAAGAACTTACACGTATCAAGACTATATTTCAGTGGAACGAGATGCCCGCTGATTTTAAAGATAGGTGGGTAGATTTCGTAGAGCGCGAGTTCGACAGACGTGAAAGCGGCGCTTGGTTTATGAATGACGGAGTGCCTACTTATATAACGGGCTCACACTATACGTATCTCCAGTGGACTAAAATTGACGTAGGGTTACCTGACTTTCGAGAGGCCAACCGTATATTCTATATTTTCTGGGAGGCTTGTAAGGCAGATACCCGATGTTTTGGTATGTGCTACTTAAAGATTCGTCGTTCAGGATTTTCTTTTATGGGTTCTTCAGAATGCGTTAATATCGGAACCCTAGCTAAGGACGCTCGAGTTGGGATACTTTCTAAAACGGGTGCTGACGCCAAAAAGATGTTTACCGATAAGGTGGTTCCTATATCAGCAAACTACCCGTTCTTTTTCAAGCCCATACAGGATGGTATGGACAAGCCGAAAACGGAGCTTGCATACCGAGTGCCCGCGTCAAAAATTACCAAGCGTAATATGTACCTCGATGAGTCTGAGGAGCTTGACGGACTTGACACCACTATAGACTGGAAGAATACAGCTGACAACAGCTATGACGGAGAGAAGCTTTTGCTCTTGGTTCACGACGAAAGCGGTAAGTGGGAGAAGCCAGAGAATATCCTCAATAACTGGCGTGTCACCAAAACTTGTTTACGATTGGGTAGCCGTATTATCGGTAAGTGTATGATGGGCTCTACGTCCAACGCGTTAAGTAAAGGAGGTGGGAACTACAAAACCCTATACACTCAATCTGACGTAAACAACCGCAACGCTAACGGTCAGACTAAGAGCGGTATGTACAGCCTTTTTATTCCTATGGAGTGGAACTTCGAAGGCTATATCGATAGGTATGGTATGCCTGTATTTCATAAGCCTACAGGTACGGTAAAGGGTATTGACGGGCAGTCTATAAAAATGGGAGCTATCGAGTATTGGGAGAATGAGGTGGCGTCGCTTAAAAACGACCCTGATGCACTCAATGAATTCTATCGTCAATTTCCGCGTACTGAGTCCCACGCTTTTCGAGACGAAAGCAAGCAGTCTATATTTAATCTAACTAAGATATATCAACAGATTGACTATAACGACGAGATGATAAAGGAGCACTACCTCACTCGTGGGTCGTTTCATTGGAAAGACGGCCAAAAAGACAGCCAAGTTATATGGACTCCTGAGCGTAACGGTCGTTTCCTTTTGGGCTGGACGCCTCCCGCTAGGATGCAAAACCACGTCATT